CTCCATCTCTCTTGGAGTCTTCTACGCCAATATCAATGCGTAGCGACTGGAAATTACCCAGGTTTAATGTATAACCTAGAGACACCTTTACTTTTGTTTCGTCCATACCCATACCTCTTAATTAAATTGATTCTCCCCAAATAGGGATAAACCTTCCATCTTCAGTTCTTGTATAAGTCAGTATACCATCGCCCATACGCCTTGTCAACTCTTGTGATGAAGGAGTTATATCATTAGTTACCAGCTTATCTTTTCTTGGTCTGCCCATATGATAGGAAGCAAGTATATCACGAATTTCTCTTACCTGGGATTCTGAGTAATAGGACCTTACTTGCCAACCTCGTGCCCCACCTTTTTGGCTGCCCATTGGAAATGGAATAATTCCCCTTTTCATTAGGGACGGCATATACTTCTTATGTCTATTGATAAGATCTGCAGTTTCTCCCACAGTAAAAGCTCTTTCACGACCTTTTTTAAAATCATTAATTAAACAGCTTTCAATTTGATCTTTTGTAATATTATAAACAGACATTATGCCATTTGATTTATTTAGGTGGTGAATTCTAACCAAGTGACCATTTAAAAACCAAACCTTTTTGTTTCCAGGTATTACTGGTAATGAGTTATAGCCTTCTTTTTCTATGCTACCCTTTTTGATAGACATTGGATATCCTTAGTTTGGGATGCCCACAATAATTAGGTTAACGGCCAAGGAAAGGTCTCCAGATGAATTAAACTTTACGATGCCATCTACCTTTGAGGTAGTTACATTTTTAATAACTACTGTAACGTTCTTGCCAGCCTCAGTAGCATTTCCAACGATTACTGGTGTTGCAGTTACAATTGGAGCATATTTAAATTCTCCGCCAGTAAAAGAGTAAGAAAAAGACTCCTCGTTTCCAGTGCTAACTGTTGCCCCAGATTTTACTGTAACATATCCAGCGATTATTCTTGCCTCAGATGCCTTTACGCTTTGCTTAGATCCATCAGTATCGATTGTAACGTACTTATAAGACGATGGTGAAACCTGGGATGATAGATTATTTACTGCATTAGCAATATCAGAGAGGTATGTTAGGTCTATTGGTTGACCTCGTTGTGGTAGTGGAATTTTAGCCATAGCCTATTATACCATTAAACGGTCAGAGTGGTTGGACTATACACTCTTAGAGAGGTATTTGTTCTAGATACTGGCACACTCTCTAGAAATATTTCAACAGTTAGCTGATTTGGCCTTAATTCCTGGTCAACTCCATTAATCGAATAGCTATCTGGAATAATAAAGTTTGTTGTGTTTGTTTGTGATTTACCGTCATATATCCAGTCACCGTTGCCTGATCTCCCCCACTTTATCCACACCTCATAATCCCTTACCTTTCCAAGAGACGCATCACCCTTTTTAATCTCTACTCTATCCCAGGTTGTAGTAACAATATCTACTGTTTTTGAAAATTTTATTTGTCCAGGAACATATGTATATTGCGCGTCTAGTAAATGTACTGGTGACCAATGTGAAATTCTGTTACGGTCTTCAGAGACTATCCTGTATCTAACACCATACCCAGCAATTTCTGAATTAATGATTGGCAAGTCTTCATTAAGAATAATTACTTTTTTAATTCCAATATCTGCCACTATTGCACATCCATTGCAAATCTAAACTCTATGAGGTTGGTTGTATTCGATAGCTTAGTTATAGTTTTTGAATCAATATTTTTAATTACAGAATATCCAGTTAGGCCGTATAGTGGATTTACAACAGATACGTTATCTAGTCTTAGGGCATCCAAGAATACATAAAAGTCTTCTGATACAGAGCCATTCTTCATTACAGATACATAAATTTTGGCAACGTCAACAGTGTTCCAGGTAAAGCCTGAACTTTTATAAAGATCTTGAATATCTTTAGAAACAACTACATATCTGTTATTATTAAAGTTATGCTGCCCAGCTCCTGTTCCATTTGCTAGATTTATTTCAAACCTAGCATACTGACCGCTAGAATCATTGTGCACGTCCGATGATGCAAACTCTAGTAATATTTTTACTGAGTCTGGAGCTGTTCCATCTGCATCTTTGCTCACTACAGAAAAAGCAAACTTTAGCTCATCTATGGGTGCATTTTTATTTAAATCAATATTTATTCCAGTTAGGTGTATGTGGCTAGACCCTGCTGCTGGCTGAAGATGTCCGTCAACAACATTTAGTGTTGATGATGCACCAGACATTGCAATCACATTATTTAGAAATCTGCAATTCTCATATCTTGCAATTCTTGAATTATCTGTAAAAATTCTGTTGTCTGCATTTGTTTGAAATACTGGCTTTTGATATACTGGATCACCAGCCACTTCTCCGTGTATTGCGTTATCTGAATAAGTTCCATCTAGTGGTGCATAAACTGTTGGTATTAGTACTGCTGTAGTTGGATTATGATATTCCCAAGATTCGTTTTGTGTAAATGAATAAATCATTTTACTGTCGTATAGTCCAGCACTTGGGTTTGACCCTGCAGAATATACTCCTACCTCACTTATTTCATAACGCTCTTCTGTCGGTAGCTCTCCAGTAAATACAATTTTGGAAACACCATCCTCATTTACATATCCACGAGAAGTAATTGGAATACGAAACATCTCAAAGTCTAGTCTCTCCTTTGATGAGTAGTCACCCAAGGCTCCGTCAGATGCCAGTGGGGTGGCTCCACAGCCAACAGCAATATATGAGGCATAGGCTGGTGCCTGACCAATTAAGTATTTTGCAAGAATGTTTTTCCCAGTATTAGTAATCATAGTTATCCTTCATATATTGTATCATTAAGTAGCGACCCTCTAGCCACTATTTGTACTTCTACTTGTTCATCACTAGCCATATTAACAACATTAATTATCAAATTTCCACTTGACTCATCCAGATATACTATTGGATATTCTGGGGCTGGTCCAGTGCCCTCTATTGGAATGTGGCTTTCTAGCTTAATTGGAAAATTCTTAAAGTATGAATCTAAAGTATTTTCTAGATTAATAATATTGTTAGAGTTATATTGAGAATTAATTTTTGATAAGTTTTTTACTGGCCTATAAATAACGCTTTGGCCATTAACCATATCATTTCTAACCATATTAATAATTTCCTGACCGCCAATATCTTCGAAAATTAAATCAGTCATTAGCTCAATTGGCAAAGAATCATTGTCTACCAGCATTATGTCTGGTCTAGCAATTTTAATTGCTTCAGTTGCAGGAGAAATTTTAGCTGTCTCGGGCACATTAGGTGTTGACGATACCATTAAAACACCTCGCTAAGATATAGTGTCATTTCTGGTCCCTCCGAGGATCTTGAAAATTGTATATTATAAACTACAAACCTAGTGTCAGAATCGGATATTTGCTCAAAGTCTGTTTTTGCAGTATAGTTTATTTTTACAATATCTCCCAGCTGAATGGTTGGCATTGAAAATACTTTTAGCCCAACAGCCTTTCTTGGCTTCATTACCTTTGATATTATCCACCCCATCAGGCTCTGCGCGTCATCATGGCTTTGAACATATGGTAGGTCCAAAGAAAAATCTTTTTTGCCATAAGTAGATCTACTATTCTTAATGTCTAAATATTCTTTTTCTACTATTAGCGGTGACTTAATTATTGAGCTACCAACTAATTCTGGATTTGATAAATCACTATTTTTAGAGAAATACTCATCAACAGTTAGGTCGTGTGGCGATGCTTGAGTAAATGTTACGCCCTGGATTCTTAAATAGTTTCCACTAGAATCGTCTAGGCTTAATGCGGTATCTGTTGCATTAAAAATTAAAAACTCTGCCCCATATGGGCCAGCAATAAAACCAGAAGCGACATACCCCTTTAAATTATTATAGGTTGGTGATAGCTTTGCGTATAGTGCTGGATATGCCTTGTCATACCTTATATTGAGGTATGCTGCTTCACGCATAATTGTGCCAAATTCTTCAAAATATATTTTGTAGTCTGGCGGCTCTGATGGCTTTATTCCAGATAGGTAGGTAGACTGAATCATTCCGCTCATGGCATACTTTCTAAAAGACTCATCTACATTTATTTCGCTGTCATCAAAAACTGCGCTAATTGGGGTGTCTAGAACATACCCAGTGCTTTTGCTATAATTGTTTGTAATAGCATAAATGTTTTCAAACATGCATCTTGCCGAACCACGGACAAATAGTGCCATGTTATTATATATTGGCAAAGGATCATTATCATCTACGGTAGCAACAAGGCTATTGTTTATGTATAGAAAAAATCTTCTAGTACCAGCTATTGTTTCATACTCTACTGCCAGGTCATACACTGTGGTGGCATCTTCTGCAGTTATTCTTGACTGACCAGTAAACTTTCCGCTGTCTACTATTATTTGAGTTAGGCCAGCCCACAGCCTTACTGGTATTGCCTCAGAACTAGATGTTGTTCCAGGTGCAGCAGATTTTTTTATTTTGTAAAAAATAACATTATAAATATTTTCTGATCCAGTATAGCTGCTTGGATCATTTTCTGTTAATGCGGCAATCTCAAAATAATATCCGTTATTTGTTTCTGGATTAAGCATAACTGCAAGTCCTCCAGAGGCTGCATTGACATTAATATTTTGATCTGGAGATGAACTGTTTACAATGTAGTACGAGGTACTTCCAATAGGAGTCTGACCACGATTCTCGTTATTCTCTATTCTTCCTATAATTCTCATTCTTGTGCCAAAGTGTCTAAACTTTTCAGTTAGTGGTTTATACACATATGATATAAAATCTTTTGGAAGTGGCTTTTCTGTTGTTGCAAAAGCAGGACCATTCATTACTAATGCCGAAGACTGAATTGTTCCAGATTGAGTAGAGTATAGTCTTGCCAAATCTGTCTCATTAACATAAGAGCTACTCATAAAGTTTTTAATTAATCCACTGCATGTAGTTTTGGCAGCAAGAATATTGTTAACTCCTGCAGCGCCAGTAGTTGTAGCTGGAACCTCTTCATCGCTAAAGAGATGAGATGACTTCATTGAACAACCTCTTAAGTTTTTGGGATCTGCCCAATATGGATCTAGCCCAGCCCTGTGCTCTACAACATTTGTTCCAAACTGACCTCTGCCATGCTTTGCAATACTTTCTGGTATTGTTATTCCATTAACAATTTTATAGTTTGGCTCTGTATAAATTCTGACTAAGCCTGTAGGATATATTTTTCCGTTAAAAGATATTTTAGAAAAATAATTTTGATATTCTTCTACGCTTGATATCCAAACATTATTGTCAATGTAGCCCAGGCCAGTTGACTCAGATCCAGTTACAGAAGGAACGTTATACTGTACTGCATCAAATTTTATTACTTCTCCATTTGAATAGAAGTAACCGTTATACCTACTCAGCCAATAAATGCCCTCACCAAGATCCATAATGTTATTTTGAACTTTGTTGTTGGCTACATAAGGTATTTGTGCAGAAAGGTCAGAGTTGAGTGGAATGGCGCTCAGAACATACGACGACTGATTAGACAGCTCGTCATTAATTGACTTTGTGTTCTGTTCTCCCGCCACTTCCCAAAGCAGTACTGGCTTATATGTCCAGTCTTTTTCTCTATCTACCACAGCTGCTTGACCTATTGACCCATAAGTTTTTTGGATATACCTAGTTGTATATGTAATCTTTCCATCATTATAGACTTTATTTTCATCTGATGATATCTCAGCTATATTTGAAGAGTTAATTACTCTATCAAAATCACCACCAACTACCCAGCGATTTTGACCGAAAGACCATACATAAATTTTATTTTCTGAAAGAACCAAAAATCCCCCAGGCTGTCTGGATGTTGGTAGCTGGTCTACATGGTTTACGGAACCAGAGTATAGTATTCTACTACCAGTGGTTGAAACAATAACATCATTTCCGTATAGCGTTATGTCGGTAGCTCTGTCTGATTCTGACGGCATAATGTATCCCTTTGTCATCAAAACAAAGTTATTATACTCATCAAAAAACATAGCCGTTTGAGTTGATATGGCTATGTCATTAAGAACTTGCGCTACAGTTTTATCTGGACCTATAAAGAAACTTGGAATTATCGGGTCTTTTTCTTCTGGTGCCCTTTTAAATACATAATTTGAAAATCCAATATTATCCAAAAGCAAAGACACGGCATAACTTACAGAAGCATTCTGAATAAATATTTGTGGAGCAGTCAAAGACTCAAAATGAAAAAACATATCTCTTAGATCAACGTCTACCAACCTATTTGCATTATTAATTTTAGGCAATGTGTCAGAGTATAAAGTTTTAATGGGAACAAAATAGTCATATCCATTTACATCTAGGATAGACTCATAAAATTTTATTTGCATTGTTCTATTAGCGTAATCTTTTATTATGCTTAGCGGATTGTTAGAATTAAATACTTGCTCTGGATCAAATAGGGATAGTGAGCCCGTTGAGGCAAGAAGCTGGCCGACTGGCATTCCACTAATTCCTAGATCTGATGCTGATTTTGTTACAACATAATCTTTTGTCATATCTGATATATCAGCTACTAGTCTAGGAGACATTTCAATTAAGTCAAAAGTTGAATCAAACTTGTTCATGGTTTCTACTACAACCCTTATTCCTGAGATGTATTCAAACTCTCTATATGTAAGATAACCAGTTCCAGGATCTATGTATGACAATGGAGAAGACATTTTAGTAACAAAGTTTGTTGAGGTAGTAACATCTTCGCTATGCAGATGCCAATCATATGTTGGAATAAAGTTTTCAAATAAATCTGAGTCTGAATTCCAAACATAATATGTTCCAACACTTAGCTCATTTTCTTTTACAAGATAGGCATGTCCATCTAGAGATACTGTCGGCAAGCTATTAACGCCTGGTAATATTGCTATTTCTTTAAAGTTATCCTGATATTTTTCTGGAATAATTAGTCCGTAAGATAGCTCAACGTATCCGTCTTGAGATATAACAGGAGTACCATCTGGTCTAGTAGACATCTGGTTAAAAGATTTTGCATCTATCCAACTATTATTTTTTAGTATTTGAACTTTCCATTTTATAGGAGTAGTTTTATTTAAGTCTCCAAAAAATGGATCTAAAAATGATCCAGACGAATCTGCAAATGGCCCAAGATTAATGCTTCCAATATTTGTCTGCATTTTAATTACTAGCCTGTTTGCAGGAACCTCTTTTTTATATACAACATATGGGGCTGCATCGTCTATATAGAATTGCCCATTTACCTGATGGCTTGCGACTCCTCTTTCAATACCGTTTTCAGTTCTATATGATGTCCAGTATTTAAAAGTATCATTTTTGTCTGACATGTAATATCTTGGCCTGTTAGCCATTTCAATGTTGGTGTGGTGACTAAAATTGTTGCCAAAAAATCTAAGCTTATTTATCCCAGATCTAGGTCTAAACTTTCCCAAACAGTCTTCTAGAGAATATAGTGATTTTTCCTTTTCTCTAATTGATTGAAAGGCTAGGGGCTCTTCATTATCTTTTAGACCACCATCAATTGTTATGTCTGAATCTGTTGCACCAGTATAAAAATTACCAGAATCATTTATGTCAAAGCCGCCAGGTACTGTCCTGTATATTTCATTAGAGTCTGCAGTTGGCCTATATCTATAATTTCCCAATGCCTCTACATTGTCTAAATAATTTAGGTTCCACTCTGCTAAAATTAGAGACTGGGATCTTATTGTTGATGCCGTCTCTAGATGTTCTTTTAGTTGATCATCTATGAACACTTAAACCTCTTCCAAGGTCATGGATATGTTCCAAAGATCATGATTGCTTCCGCCACGCTTAACAACTGAGTAGTTAAAGTCTGTAATAAACATTTCTAAAATATCATTGTATACGCCTAGCTTATTGTATGCAGATTCAGAATCTCCAAAATTTTTATAATTATCGTAAGCTAAAAATACCCAAAACGAGCCTTTGTGCTGGTTATACCAATCAAGAATCTCTGCACCGCCAGCGCCACCGTCAGTTGTATATGAGGTATCTTGTGCGTTAGGCTTGCCAGAGCCTACATTATCTGATCTGCCAGAAACTGCATCGAATGCTGGTAACTGAGAAAATGACCTAGATGGCAACATGTCCCACGAGACTGATAGCGTAGCTTTGTCTGCAATATGGTAAGAGCGCATTCTGCCATTAATCATTCTCTCACGCTTTTCTATTCTTATTGATCCAAAATCTAGCGCTTTTCTATTATCATCTGAAAGTATTAAGAAGCTATTTAGTGGCGAACTGTCTATGGCTGTTTCTTCATCTATACCTATTTCGTAGCCAATTGGAAGTATGTTCCCATTTGAAATATAGCCAGAATTCTCTGAAAAAAGAATAGCCTGTGGCCTGTGGTATCTTTTTCTTCCAGTATTGGAATCTACACCATATAGATATCTTGAAGTTGCCATTATAGCCT